AATGAAGGTTCAACTATATCATTCATCCAAGCCTTTATTCTCCTTGTCCCATGCTCATCCTGCGCAAGTAATCCACGATATGTATCATGTTGCTGCCCTAAGTCACCTTGCATAGAGCTATAAATACCAGACATATATTCCATATCCTGCTTCCCCTCTTGAACAGTAGAGAAAAAAGCTTGGTTTATGCTCTGGGGTTGGACTGGTGTGGGAGGGGCAAATCCTTGTCTATATTTAAGCAATGCACCGGGAGCAGAAGAATATTGTTCCCATTCATCTTCAGGGACAGAACCCTCTTCATAAATCCATCTTAGGTTAGAAGCCAAGTTTGCATTGTGAATCATTAATTGATGAGCTTTATTTATCTCTTGCTGTTTACCTATAAGTGGCAGTACAGCTGACATTGGGTATGGAGTACCTGTCCACATATACGGAATAGGCACTATTGGGTAATCAGCCATTGGCATATATGTTTCATAAAGCATAACTTCAGAACCAAGACTTACACTTACCTTAATTCGTGAATCATAAAAAGGCACAGCTTCTACAATAGTAGATGCAAACAAATCATTCTTAATTAATTCTTTATATTCTTGTTCATTTACAACTTGGTTTTCAATTTTAGTTGATTCTTCTTTTAACCTCGCCATTAATGATGTTTGTGCCTGCTCTAGTTGGTCTTCTAATTCTTTCTGTGCTTTCTCTTTTTCAATTTGACCTCTCTCTGGGATCATTTCGCCCTGCTCTACAAGCTCATCAATTTGAAGCATTTTTTCTTTTAACTGAACTTGTAATTCATTTTTAAGTTGAAGTAATTGTTCATTAACCTGCTCTTGAAGTTCCTCTAATCCTTGAGAATCTGGAGGCAATTGAATAAAAAGGTTATAAAGTTTGTACTTTTCTTTAGTATAGAATTCATAACAATCTACTACTTCATCTTCTTCTGATGTTAATGGATCGTATGCTTCTCCACCAATATCATCTGGCTGTATACTATCAGAATTGAAAGATTCTCTTTGTGAATAAAACTGACCTCCTTGGTTAGCAGAGCCATCAGCAGCATTAATTTTTTTCTTAAATTGTGGAAATAAACTAATAAGCTGAGTTTTGGGGAGGTCTTTTTTAATAATTATATAACTTGCATCTCTAAAAAGAAAATCTCTGCTCATAGGGTCTACCCATACGTCATGAGGATCAATTCTTTTAAATACAACTTCTCCCATACCCTTATCCATATCAGGGTCTATATCAACTTGCAAGAAACCAACTCCTTTTATAAGAGCATCTTGGATAACATGAGAATATAAAGAGTTACCATTCGATAGATACCAGCAATAATCTGCAATATCAGAATGAACAGCAGCAACATCAGTATCGCTACCTTCTGCCCCCACAGCTTGCCATCTAGGATTTTTAGCCGTAGCGAAATATTTCATCATTTCTATGACGGGCGTTATCCTGTTAATAGTAAAAGTAGGCATACCAGATTGCTCTAGCATACGTTCTTCATTTTTTGTTAGCTGGTCGTTGTGATAAAAATCACTACACTTTTGTGAAGATGATTGCCACTTTCTCCTATAGGCGTTATCTGCCCTTTGGAAAAGTTGGTATATAACTTCCGCTCTTTGCTTATTACTTTTTCTTGGCATATTTTCTCTTAGCCCGTTTATTCGCTGATTTTCTAGCCGAACCGGTTTTCTTCAATCTATCACGATAAGAAGACTTACTTTCTTTTTTGTAGCGTTTTTTTGCGGGCATTTTTCTTTTTTCCTAATACTAAGGTTGGATGTCTTTGTCTAAAACCATTCATGTCAACAAAACTTTGCCAAGCTGACTTATTTTTACTACTCGAACTAATATTCATACTAGATTCTGAGTCTAAAGATAGATCATCTGGTCTAATAGGCTCTATTTGAAAATCATTTTCAGCCATTACATCATCCACTTTTTAACTGCTTCAATAAAATGGGCTGGATCACCTTTTCCGCCCTCTGTATTGTAATACTTTTTCCAATATTCAGCCTGTCCCTCTATAGAACGAGGCAATTTCTTTGGGACTCTTCGATACTTGAGCCTACAATGCACAATACCAGCTGCTATATTCTTCTCTAAGATTTCTCCCCATATATCTTCTTCGTATATTTGCCAATATCTAAGATTAACAAGACTAGCCTTAGCACAATCCTTCATTAATTCAGACCTATACTTCAAATAATGTTGACAATTGTCAACTGCAGAAGCTGGCTCTACCTGCCAAAATGATCTTGCCGGCCCATCTCCCATTTGGCGTATGTATTCATATCGAGATTCTACTATACCAGTGGCTAAAACCAGCATAACAGCATCTTTTGATGCATATTTTTCACCCATTTTGGAGCATGTATTATGTATCAGACTCCTCATTTGACTTATACTTACCATTTTATGCGACTACCCAGCTTTTTGGTTGTTTTTTTGGCTTAAACCACGACTTTTTGTCCTTTTCCTGTTTAAAATTGGGTGGAAAAGTGTGTCTACATGCATAATACAATGCCTCTATAGTATCATCGTGAGCCATTCGTGGGCCAAATGTAAGTATTTCGTTAATTAAATCAAACATGTTATCTCTGACAAATATACTTCCCATACTGAACCTACCGCTAAGACCACTGTATATCCTATTCCTCTTCTGAGTTCCCCCAGGTTTTTCAGGTATTACAGCAATATCATAACGATTTAATCTCTTTCTTTCTTCATTAAGTGCTTGGAAGATAGACCTGTTCATAGCAACGTCTTCAACTGTAGCTGATACACAATGATATTTATTATAAAGTTCTATTATATAATCTACTACTCCAAGTTTTGAACCAGTATCGTATTTACTTCCAATAGTAGGGATAGACCTGTGTCTTTCATACTCAATAACATAAGCATTGTTGTTTATATCAACAGCTATTACCATCATCACAGAATAATCAGCACCCTTAGTATCTATATCCGTAGCAGGGTCGCATCCTATAAAAGTATTTACTGGTGTTTTTGAACCATCAATAGATATATAGTTTATCCCCTCTTCATATTCAATATATCCTTCATACTTTTTAATATCACTTGACTTCCAAAGAGAATCTTCTTCACTCTGGACTTGCATAAAATATTCTTGGTAATACTTGGATGGCTGACCTGAATCATAATAGAATTTCTTCTTTTGCTCCATGATCTTTTTTGTAAAAAAACTTTCCCATAATAAATTACCATTATCATCTAATGCTTTATATGTAACAATTTCCCATGCAAAATCTTTCTTATCCTTTATTGCTCGCTCATTAGATATAAGCAAATTATTAATAAAAGAATCATAATGAACTGGTGTTCCATTAACACGAATTCTACCAGTTTCCGGCTCAAGCGCAGGGTATACAACCGCAGTAACAAGATTCGCATTTTTAGCTCTAGCATCAGGAGTAATAGTATTTCCTTCATGTTCAAAATCATCCAGTATAATCAAGTCATATCTTTTATGAAGTTTTGCACCTCCCCTGATACCAGTAACATTACTCTTCGATATTAGTTTACAGCCATTACTTAATTCTATATCTTCTTCTGTCCATTTCCTACCTTTTAAATGCCCAAAGAAGTATTTTATCTGCTCATTATAGTCTAAGTGATACTTAATATAATCCATATTCCCCGTAGCTAACTTCTGAGTGGCAGATACCCAGCCATAGAAAAGCATATCAGAAGGGTCACAAAATACAAAATCTTTTAAAATTGATGCTTTTGTAAGAATAGTTTTACCATGACCCCTTGGCAAAATAAAAGCAGATTGCTTTACACTCAAGTCATCAATGACATCAGCCACTTCATAATGAAACGCAGGAGTCTCAGACCTTAAAAAGTCATCTGGTAGAAAAAGCTTCCCAAATGCTATAAGGTCATTATGGGCTAATAATAGAGCTTCCTCTTCCTTGCTTACGTTCTTCTTGTTTATGTTTGCCAAGAATAAACTCCTTTAAAGGTTTTTCTTTTTTATCCATTTCCACTAAACTGTTAAATGCCATTTCAATAGCATTCATTCTTTCAACTAGAACGCCTACAACTTGATTAATAGCCTTTATCTCTCTTATTATATCGTGCTTGGTAATGGAGTTTCGCTGCTTTCCCATATAAATCCGTGCCTTTCAGGATACTTCATAACTTTAGGGTATTGTTTAGATATACCATTTTTGTCAGGTATCCTGTGTTCTATTTTTGTTTTTTTCATTTTTTTGACCTTTTCCATGTTAAATAATCCGCCCCCTCGTACGGGTCAAATATTGTTGTAATTAATCTAGGGTCACTATCTTCATATTGTGGATCAATAATAGTGACTGGACACATGAAAATACATTTATCATCTAGCCCCAGCTCTTTTGCATATCTATCATTTGTTTTATAACTGCCAACTTGAACAGCATGACTAATTAATCCTGTCATTGGGTCTTTTAAAACTTGATAACCAGATACATGGATATGACCAGCAGTAAGTATATGATCTCTCCAGCCCATTTGGATAGCCTTGCTAATCCCATGAGCAGTGTTCCACATACTATGTCCTCTGAAATTATGGCGTGCATTTAGTCTAACTTCTTTACCATTGGGAAAAATAAGATTCATTCTAACTTTATGATTACTATAATTGGTCATGCCCCTTCCAATCATCCACTCTAGTGGGTCACCTACGCCACTCCAAGCATCATGGTTGCCACCAACTAAATAAAGCCAAGGAACCATCTTTACAAAATGCTCTGTCAGTCTCCAAGATTCTTTTGCAGATGTACCCTGTTCTCCATAAAGCCTTGATAATCTGCCTACCCAATTATTCTGCATATCCCCAACATTTCCACCATACAATCCTTCTGTCTTAGAAACCAATTGTCCATGCATCAAAAGTTTAGAAATATCTGTGCCATCATCGTCTATATGATTATCTCCAAAATGTGCAATACCAATGGGTTTATCGTCTAGTATTCTTATATCTATTAAGTGTTCAGCTTTTTCTCGCCTATTCTTAGCGTGGAATTGCTTAACACGGTGCTTGATTAAATCTTCAACATCAATATCTTCAGGAGGGAGTTCAGCTCTAACAAAAGCATATGTTTCTCTAATCCTCTGTTTCCATTTGCGAATTGTTCTTTTATGAACATTATATATCTTAGATAATTCAGTAGGACTATTACTTTCCATATCCGCAATAAATTCTGGAGGGATATGGTCTATATTTATAGGGTTATTATTCTGTGGCATTATCCAAACTCCGCTCTGGTAATTTCCTTTTTACTCCTTCTAATTGTTCTTGTGAGAAACCTTGAAATAAACCAACAACTCCTGTCTCAACCTTCTTTACATTACCTAGAGTGCCTATAGCCTTTCCAAGTTCTTTAACTGCTTGAAGTTGAACATTCGCATCCATACCATTATCTGCAATACATTTTAGACTATGGAGTATGTACTCATGGTCTATGCCAAGTTTACTCGCCACTTCTAATGCACTAGATTCTATTTCTTTCATAACTCTCCTCTGTTTTAACAATACTATTGATTTCTTTCTAGCCTTATCATCACTTTCTTCATTAAATGCATTCATGTATGCTTTAACCGCCCCAGAACCTGCTACAATGTGTGTTGCAAATTCTTTCTCTTTATTAGTAACATTTTTACGCTCAACAACTCGCCTAGAAGGGTTTGTTATCTTTTTTGAAAAAGTGTACCTATTACCATGCTGGTCAAAGTCAGAATCCATAAAAGTAGAATCCTTTATAAGAAACGTACCAACAACAGTCCTTACCCATCCTTTAGAATTTGTATAATTTTTCCTATCATTAGGATGCTTTATATTGTTTGATACTTTAAGCAACTGAACAATGCCTCCATCATCAGCCTCAACCCAGTCGCCCTGAGATGCAGTCTTCCAATCTGTACTAGGCTCTGGTGCCTGCTTCCCAAAATGGGAGTAATATTCATCTAAATCACTAAATACATAATGATTTATTTTTTTAATTGTTCTATAATCCAATTATTTTTTCTTTCTATGTTCTTTTCGTTGTGTCTGTATGTAGATGCTGTCAATTAAATCTTGGACAGCAGTATGTATATAATAGACTTCCCCATTTATCTCTATAGGAACAAGCCCTTTTGAAGCATTAGACAGAGCCTTCTCCATCTCACTAATAGGTTCATTTTGAAGAGGTTGTATTACGCTTGCCACTTTTTTTCTTCTTATTCTCTTTTTTAAGCTCGGCAGCCACTTCCGCTGCGAGAGCACGCTCTGCATGAATCCTATCACGCTCTTCCTCTCTCAGTCTCTGTACACTAGCAGCACCAGTCACAGGTTCTGGTCTAGCCATATCATCACTTGTCATATATGCCATTTCTTTACTCCCTTCTTTAATCGTTTATCTTTTACTAATTGGCATTGAACACACAAGCCATTAGGGTAAATAAAAAACTTTTCTACAGACTTCCCACAGTTATAACAACCACTGTAAGACGATGTACTGTCTGGATTATCTTTATTGTCTTTTGTATTATTCAATTTGCCCATCCTCCCAGCCCTTGAAGGTAAGCACAAAGTCAAGTAATATCCAAATACTAAATGACCATGTTATTTGTAAGAAAAATTGAAGTAAAATGATGTGGGTATATACTTAACTCTGAAAGGGAAAAATCGGTTTATTGGAATCGCTTTTTACGTTAGTCGGTTTTTCGATTCCTTCACTTACAATAACGGAGTTCATATGAAAACTATCCTTGAAACGCTTACACAGTACAGGGACATTTTAACTAACATCAATGGGAACCTTGTTCGGGTTAACTTTGACATCTCGCTTGATGTATTCACACTTGACGGTGTAGACTATCATCTCATCGTTTGGTACAAGAGAGATTGGGACAATGAAGGGGCTCTTTATGAGTCCAAGCGTTTGTTCACCACAGCTTCCTCAATTGATGCACGTTGGGACTTTCACGAGTCTATCAATGCTCAAGAAGATGACATGTATGATGCCATGTATCCAAGTGCATGATCATGTAGGTTAGAATGCAACAGCCCCCCTTCGGGGGGCTTGTTGTTGTTATTCGTTATAAGGCTTCGTATAAGTGCAACGTTGGGACGTATAGATACATACTATCACATACACACACATATATCGTACATATTCAACTAACGTGGTCAGTAACATGAAAGATTTAGATTTAGCAAGAGATACGGGTTAAAGCCCATCGTAATTTAGGTTTCCCTGCAGGTTTCCGTTCCCTGTGTCTCTTACTATAGTACCAAGGATGAAGTTAATATGTCATAAGGTATGGTGGTGCATACTTCCCAGACATATTACCACGACGGGTGGCTTCCGTTCAGATAATGAAGAGATAAGCGTAAGGGGCTCTTCACTTCATCCATAATTTAAATGGAGAGTATAACATGAATGCATTCAAGCATTACATAGTAGAAGTTATTATAACAATAATCAAGTTAATCAAGGGATATGGTTTAGAATCATTTGACTGTATCACTTACAAACAGTACATGGAGAATAAAGATGATTAAAAAAATCAAGCAGTTATTTAAAAGAGCAACACCAATAACAAAGGACAATAGACCTGACCGTTGGGTTGCTAAATATCCAGGTAATTCACATCAACGTAGAATAGCAAGACGTAAAGCAGAAAGGAGTGCAAACTCATGATAATATATTTAATCAATTGCACATTACATTACAATCATCATGTAGATATAAGCTTCACAGGGTATGGGAAAGATGATGGTAAGTATGTATATGTACCAGTCACCAAGATCAGTTTAAGGGAAAAACAAGGCGGTGAAATATATATACCTGAACAAGTTAAAGATAGTGAAGGTAATAAAATATTTAGAATCGCAATCAATCAACTTGAAAACATAACCTACATGGGTGACTAATATGTCATTTAAATGTTATAAATGTGATAAGCCTATTAAACCTAAATGGTCTGATAGGCTATTTACATATACTCATAAGTTATTATGTTATAAATGTTGGCAAGCATCAAAGAATAAAACTAACAAAGCATTATATGATGCTAATCAAAGAATAAGAAATAATTAATCGAGGACTCCGCATCCTCCAACAGGGGGGCAAGTCAGTAACAGAGTGTTTAAACTAAAAGAAAGCTCTCGAGACTTGTCTCCCATTACTTAACAAGGAGTATAACCATGCCTAATCGTAAAGCAAAAGATCGTAAAAGATTCAAACGTAAATTAAATGATAGTTTGAATAAATATGGTAGAACCAGAAAACAAATACAAAGCAGACTAAAGAAAGTGAAAACATCATGATAGTGCTCGGATATATATTAGGTATAATCATGTGGCTTTGTATAGGTCATTATGTCGTTAATATAAGACATCAAAGAAGAATTAGACTGAGTTCCAAAGGTAAGTGAGAAATCTTTTGGTTCATAGAAGGGGAAACACTCATTACTCACGTTTGACCATTTAATCATAGTACTTGAAACTGACAGCTGGATTAATGGATGGTAATGAGTCTTCTAACTCAGTCTATAATTAGCCTGTCCATATCTCCTGCGACTAACAATTATGTGGATTCATTGAAATTATTCAACACATATATGGCGTATACAGTTAAGATTAAATGGGCAGGCTATAATTGAGAGGTATGGAAGCAGTTGAAGTCTGCTATAAACGTGAGTATAAACACATTCCTACTAATACATCTAGCGAACCTCTCAAAAAATTAATAAATAATCATCATTAACAAGCTTCGGTCAGCCGTATTGGTAAACACAGATTGGCACACATTCTTTTTAAGATTGCTAGGTAAGCCCAAATTGATATATAAACCCAATTTATTAGGGTTGATGGTTATTTATTAC